GGTTTGGTCAAAAGATACTATTCAATTTGAATGGGGTAACAAAGGACACTTACTTATGAGGCTAATATAATATGAGTCAACTAATTGATCTAGGAAAATTACGCTTCCACTTTGCTGGACAGTGGAGTAATGCCACTACATACGAGTCTAACGATATCGTTAAGTATGGTGGTAATGTATACGTATACACATACGCGTTAAAATCAGCGGGCGTATTACCAACCGACACGGCTTATTGGGCCTTAATGGTAGAAGGCTTTAACTTTTTAGGTGCCTTTAGTACAACTGGTAATTACAAAGTAGGCGACGGTATTGCACACGGCGGTGTTGTATACGTTGCTATCAAAGACTCTGTAAATATTACTCCTCCTAATGCAACTTACTGGTCGCGTTTCTTGGACGGTATCCAGTACGAAGGAACATACTCGGGTACAACTTCTTACCAGAAAAATGACGTTGTTAAATACGGTGGTTCCATCTATGTTGCAAAACAAGACGGCACAAACAACTTACCAACAGTTACAGCATACTGGGATAAGTTTGTAGAGGGCGTTAGCCCCAATGGTATTTACAATGACGCTACTGCATATAAGCCAAACGATTTAGTTGCTTATGGTGCGAATATTTATCGCGCTAAAACTGAGAGTACTAATAATCCTCCGAGTAACACTACTTACTGGGAATTGTATGTTGGTGGTATTAAGTTTACTGGTAACTATAGTGCAGTAACAGAATATTATGTAAACGATATCGTTGTTTATGGTAACAACATTTATCGTTCAAAGTTAACACAATCTAATATACTGCCAACAGTTTCGGCAAATTGGGAATTGTTAACTGCTGGTAATAGCTATAAAGGCACCTACGCAAATGCTACTGGATATTTCCAGGGCGATATTGTTAGCTATGGCGGCAACGTTTATATTGCACTTGGAGTAACAACAGGTAATTTACCTACTGATCCTACTAAGTGGCAAATTTATAGTTCTGGTTTTTCTTACCAAGGTGTTTGGTCTAGCGGAACTAACTATAAGATTAATGAAATTGTTGGGTATGGCGGCTCATTATTCAGGTCTAAGTCTGATAATCAAAACGTTAATCCTACAACAACGGCTACTTGGGATAAGGTAGTTGCAGGTTTTAAAATTAGCGGTGAATGGGCAACTACTACACAGTATGCTACTGATGAAGTTGTTACCTATGGTGGTAACACTTATATTTCTATTTTACCACACGCTTCTACAGTATTTGCTACTGATTTAGCTGCCAGCAAATGGCAAAAGTTTAACTCAGGTATTCGTTGGATGGGTGTGTGGGCTAGTACTACTCAATACTACAAAGACGACGTTGTAAAAGCAGGTGCTTCTTCATTTATTGCAAATGTTGACACTATTGGCGGAAGTAATCCCGCTGGTGGAACAAACACAGCTTGGAGTAGTTTTGCTACTGGTGCTGAAGGTTTCTTGTCTAAAGACGGCGACGCAATGTTGGGTATGCTTACCTTGTTTGCAGCTCCTACAGATCCATTACACGCAGCTACTAAAGCTTACGCAGATTTATTCTTAAATCGCGCTAATGGCGGCACAATCACTGGAGCAGTAATTGCTAGCGGAGTTGGTGCTACTTATACTGCGCAAAACGGTGCTACTGTTAATATCAATGCTGGCAGTTTAAATCTTACAAACGGTTCAACTATCACAACTGACGGAAGCTCAACATTAGGAAATACTCGCGTTTCGGGTACACTAGATGTTGATGGTGATCTTAACGTTGATGGTGGTGATTTAACAGTTAGCGGAACTACTTTTAACTTAGCTAATACTACAGTTACTACTGTTAATTTAGCTGGAGCTGCTACAACAGTTAATGTTGGTGCTGCAACTGGTACAACTACAGTTAAAAATAACTTAGTAGTTGACGGAGATGTGCAAGTTAAAGGTGGTGACATTACCACTAACCAAACAACTTTTAACTTATTAAATAATACGGCTACTACAGTTAACATTGCAGGTGCTGCAACTGATGTTCAAATCGGTGCTGCAACTGGTACAACTAATATCAATAACAATGTTGTTATTGACGGTGTGTTAGATGTTATTAGTGGTTCTACTGTTACAAATACAACCGATGATCCTACTGGATTTGATAATCAACACGTTGATACTCGCGGCGTTGTAGAATTTAGCGATAATGGTATACGTGTTTATGTAATTGACAAGAATGGTGATGTTACTGTTCGTGAAAACAGTCAATTTGCTACAGGCACAGCTTATCAAACCGCTGCGCTAGCAAGAACTCTTGTAATTTATCCTGCGCCAGGCCAAACAAAGTTTGTTTACTGGATCAGTGGTGTACGTTATGAAAAAACAACATTAATTTCTAGTACATTATCTGGTATTAATGGTTACAATTATTTTTACTTTAATGGTGCTTCGTTAACCAACGGTACTACTAGAACTGATCAGGACTTAGGTAATAAAGCACAAGTTGCGGCTATTCGCGGAACTAGTCGTAATAATCGTGCAATTTCTGTAGAAGATCAACGTCACGGTATATCTATTGACGGAGCGTCGCTGGCTTATATTAAGCGCGCTGAAGGTATTAAATTAGTAAGTGGTCACGGAGTAACTTCTGGTACAGTAGGTACTGGTACTTATACAAACACCAAAGCAGGAGAATTGCGTGATGCTGATTTAGCAATCACTAGTCCTGTAAAAACTTCTAATAAGTTTTTAGTACGTGATGCTACTGATTGGAAACTTGCTGATAATAATGACAGTTCTTTAAGCTATAAATTAGGTATTTTAGGCAGTGTTGCAGTTACTAGTCAAGGTAGCGGCTACAGTGGTTTAACTACTACTCTAAGTGTACAAGGTGACGGCCAAGGTGCTACAGTTACCCCTGTTTTAGCAGGTGCTGCATTACAATCTATTACGCTTAACAATGGTGGCATTAATTATGCTAATAATTCAACGGCTACTTTACTTGGTGATGGTACTGGCGGCACTGCTAGTATTGTTGTACCCGCAGGTAAAAATATTGCAAGCGCTGCAATAACAAATGCTGGAAGCCGATATACATCTGCACCAACTGCAACATTTGTAGGCGGTGGCGGAACTGGCGGAACTTTAGCAGTTACTTTAAATCTTGGCACACCCATTGCTGCAGTTCATATGGACACTTTAGGTAGTGGCTATACAGTTGCTAGTGCTACGATTAATGGTGATGGTACAGGCGCTACAGCAAGTGTTACACTTGTTGCTGGTGCTGTAACTGACATTACCTTAACTAATCCAGGTAGCGGCTATACTTTTGCAACAGTATCGATTGCTGGTAATGGTACTGGGGCTACTGCAACTGTACATACAACGAAAAATTTCATACAAAATTATGAAATTACTAATGTAGGTAGCGGTTATACAAGTAATCCTACAGTAACTATTAATGGTGATGGTCATGAAGCTACTGCTACTGCTCAAATTACTGCAGGTGGTGTAACGGATATTGTAATTACTAATCCTGGTCATGGATATAGTTTTGCTACAATGACTATTACTGGTGGTGGAGGTACTGGTGCTACTGTTAATCCAATTTTAAGTGGATATCCTTTAAGCACTGTAACAGTTACGAATCCCGGTAAAAATTATACAAGCACTCCAACAGTACTAATAACTGGAAATCAATACAGTACAGGCGGAGCAATTACTGCAACGCTTGCTGCAGGTAATACTATTGAAAGTATTACGTTAACAAATCCAGGTACTAATTATACGTATGCAACAGTACAGGTAAATAGTTCAACTCCAGGTACAGGAGCTAACTTTACAGTTGCGGCTACACCAAGCGGTATTTTAGGTGTTACAGTTACTAATGGCGGACGCCATTATAGTTATGCAACTATTGTTGCAACTGATACAGGTGGTGCCACAGGATTTGCAGCAAGTACAACACTTACACCAGTACCGCAATATAATGGTTATGTTAACGTAGGTACTGGATATGATCTAAATAACATTCCAGTAAATAAGTTTACAAATACTTACTTTGTAGCAGTATCTAGCGTAGATCGGGTAGTAAAAATACCTAGCGCGTATTTATTCGATACTGTTCGCCAAGCTTTTCAGTATGCTAAACAAGAGCTAGAAGAAATTAAAACCTATGGTATGCCTTTCCAAAACTACAAGTTTTTAGGTGTATCAGTTATAAATAATTCTGGCGAACTACAAACTATACCAGGCACTAATTTAGGCGATGTTTTATATTATGATCTTTTAAATAATGATTATAATTCGGCCCCACTTAATGCAGGCGGTAATAAGGTAGGCAGAAGTCTAACTATAGCATCTAGCGGTAATGTTGCTGCTTGGCTTGGAGCTACAGAATCTGCAAACGTTTATTATGTAGCACCACACGGTATTGACCAAATAACAAGTGGTAGTAACATGTCTACTCCGTTTGCAACCATTAAATATGCTTGTCAACGTGCCGAAGAAGGCTCAACAATCTTTGTTAAAACTGGTACGTATAACGAACAGTTACCAATTGTAGTTCCTGCAAATGTAGCTATTGTTGGTGATAATCAGCGTACTGTTAATGTTCACGCAAAAACTGGTTTAAGTGATGACGGAGTAACTCCTAATAATCAATCTACCATGTTTCGGATGAGCAATGGCTCAATTTTAAACAAGATGACTTTTAAAGGTATGACTGGCTGGGTACCTGGTACAACTGCCAGTGACATTACAACTTCTACAATTAAGGGTGTTGTTATCGGATTTAATCCAGCATCACCAATTACTACTAAATCACCGTATGTTTTAGAATGCTCATTTATCGGTCAAGGTGCTATTGGTGCTTTAATTGATGGAACAGTTCATTCAACTGGTGCTAAAACTATGATTTTCCATGGCTACACTATTATTAATGATAATGGTGTTGGTTACTGGGTAAAAGATGAGGGTAAGTCAGAAATTGTAAGCTGCTTTACTTACTATAATTATTTTGGTTACATAGCAACAGGCGGCGGATTCATTCGCGCACTAAACGGTAACAATAGTTATGGAACATGGGGTGCTGTAGCTCAAGGCTTCGGAACTTCGGAAGCCGCAGTAACTGGAACTTTAGTAGGTCAACAACTTAATTTTGTTTATCAAGGTGGCACAATTAATGATGGCGATACTTTTACTACTAGTAACGGTGCAACAGGTATAGTAACAAACGTACAGTATAGTGCAAATAAACTGTACGTACGTAATACAACCGGTACTTTTGCATTAGGCCACACTATAGCTTTCCAAAATGGCGGAGTTGGTACTGTAAGCGCAGGCGCATTAGAAAATCAAAAAGGTTTTGTGTTAGTGTTAACTGGTTTATCAGCAGCACCTAAACCTGGACAAAGTATTCAAATTACTGGCGACACGTTTTCTTACGTTATACAAAGTGTACAAGGAACTTATGTTAATAGCAGTTCTATAATGGCTGTAATTTTAGCACAAGAAAAACCAATGGGTAGTGCAACTGGTACTGCTATTACACTACGTAGCAAGTATTCACAAATTCGTTTAACTGGACATGACTTCTTGTCAATCGGTACTGGTGGTGTAACTACTACCAACTATCCAGGAGAACCAACACAACCTGCTGCGCAGGGTAATGAAACTAACGAAGTCTTTCCAGGTCGTGTGTTCTATGTATCTACTGACCAAGACGGTAACTTCCGTGTAGGTGAATATTTCCGTATTGATCAAGCTACTGGACGTGCTACCTTGAATGCTAACGCATTTGATTTGTCGGGTTTGACTAGTTTGAAACTTGGTTCTATTGGTGCACAGCTAGGTGAAACTATTAACGAGTTTTCTAGTGACGGCACAATGGCAGGTAATTCAAATACTGCTGTTCCAACAGAGTACGCTGTTAAAACATATGTAGACTCTACATTAGATCAAATATTGTTTAACAATAGTATTGCTACTGATAAGTCTTTAGCGTCTAATAGAATGACATTTAGTATGGATACTCTTACTATTTCTGGTAGTTCTGTTTATACAGTTAATTCAGGAGCATATCATTTTGTAATGAATCCGTCTGGATTTGCTCTTTCAGCATCATAAGGATATTAAATGTCAAAATTAATAGTAGATACTATTCAAAGACCAGGGGGAACGCCGTTGGCGTTCCCCGTTAGTGACGGCACTGCAGGTCAATTTATAAAAGCAGATACCAGTGGTAACTTAAGTTTTGGAAGTACATATACTTTTCCAAGTGCAGGAACACCTGCAGTAGGCGTAGAAAATAAAGGTATGTTTGGTAGTATTAGCAGCCATACATATCGTCAAAATACTTATTCAACAGGCGAGTGGTCAACTAACGGCCCTGCCGGAACAGGATATGCTAACTACCAAGCATTTACTGACCCTAATCTTATACAGTTCGTAAATATGTGTTTAGGTGACGGTAAAGGTTCTGCTGTTACAACTACAGAAACTTGGCTTGGTGACGATGATCGTGGTAGCGGTGCCAGAGCACTAATGTTTAGTAACGGTGCTCGTTTAGGATATAAACGCGATATGTTAATGTGGGATAATTATACCAGTGGCTATGGTGGACATAGTTTCCGTATGATGCCATTACGTAACACTACAGGTGCAGCTATAACAGTAACTTTAGCTGGACGTGCTACTGATTATTGGTCTAGTGGGTATGAAGGCACTCAGTTATTTGTTATAACTCCAAATACCTCTGTATATAGTACGGTTACCAGTATTAGTACAACTAATATGGGAACTAGTCAAACAAGCACAGATACTTCCGGTGCTAACCTTAGTAGTAGTTATAGTATTCCTGCTAATACAACAGTAATAGTATGTTTAGCAAGTACCACTTCGTATCAAACTACTTATCGTTTTAAAGATACAAATTATTTTTACGGTATTAATGACTACCCCACAGGTATTATTTGTGATATGCGTATGCTTACTTCGCTTTATACCTCAAAATTTGATTTACCCACTTCTGGTACTTGTATTGGTACTAATTTATTAGCTCCATTATGGACTAAAACAGCAACTAATTATGGAGATAGATAACATGTTTGTAAAATTTGAAAATAACAAAGCCGTTCACATTGTTGGCATTTTACCCGCTGAGGAAAATCCAGCTGATTGGGAAGTAGTAGATAACGAGTTAATTAATGCTCGCCGTATTATTAAAGATGGTTCAGTAATTCGTGCAGCTACAGATGCAGAAGTTGAAGCTGAATTAGCTGAGTTACGAATTAAATCATTGTCTAGAAATATGCGTTGGAAGCGAGATGTAGCTTTAGCAGAATCTGACGCTTTAGTGTTACCAGATCGCTGGGCTTCTTGGACAGATGCACAACGATCAGCAATATCTACTTATAGACAAGCTTTAAGGGATTTAACTGCAGCAGCAACCTTTCCAGAAGTTACACTTCCTACCGCTCCAGTACTATAAGGTAGAATACTATGTCAAAGATTATAGTAGACCAAATACAAAAACTAACAGTATCTAGTAGTCCTAGCATACTCACAGTTACTAATTCGGGTTCAGGCTCTTATACAATTAATACACAAACTAACCCAACATTAACCTTGGTTAGAGGTTCTACTTATACCTTTAACATTAGTGCAGCTGGGCATCCGTTTCATATCCAAACAGTAGCTGGAGCTTATAGCGCTGGAAATGTATACACTACTGGTGTAACAAATCCAGGCGCAGATACAGGAACTATAACTTTTGTAGTTCCTGTAGGCGCTCCAAATACTCTATACTATGTTTGTCAAAATCATTCAGTAATGGGCGGAACAATAAATATAGTTAACGCAACTGCTACAACTTTTAACCTTCCTGCAACTGATGGGACTTCTGGTCAATACATGAAAACTGATGGTAGTGCAACCTTGGGTTGGGCTTCTATAGTTAATCCAAATGCTCCTATAATAACTGGTTTACCTGTTTCAGAAGGTAAGGGTATGATAGGCAGTATCGTTACACACAGTGACCGAGCAAATAGTTATTCAACAGGTGAATGGCAAGGCAGCGCTGGTTGGACTACTTTTGTTAACTATCAAGTTCACGCAGATAATACTGCAATTCAGTTTTTTAACAATGTTTTTGGCGATGGTATGGCGGAAACAGGCACCAGTGAAACTATGTTTGGTAGTGACAGCGAACACCAGTTTGCTAGAACTTTGCAGTTTAGTAATGGTAGTCGACTAGGCTACTCAAGAGATTTCTATCACTACGATAACGATACCAGTAACTCTGGTCATAGCTGGAGAATAATGCCTATACGTAATACTACAAATGCAGCCGTTACAGTAACTTTAGCTGGATATGTTAGTGCTTATTGGGGTAGTGGGAACGAAGGTGGTCAGCTTGCCGTATTTACACCAAATACTAGTACATACAGTACAGTTACTAGTGTAACAGGTACTAGTATAGCTACAATAACTGGCACTAATGGACAGTTTTTTAGTTTAACTGGAACGCACAGTATCCCTGCTAATACTACTGTATTAGTAGTATTAACTAGTACTGATCAGTATCAAACTACCTATCGTTTTAAAGATACAAATTATTTTTATAATTTAGATACTACTTTTGCTAACCCCGGTATTATTTGTGATATGCGTATGCTGTACTCACTACATACTTCTAGATTTCCAGCTATGGTATATGCAGGAGGTTTTGCTGGTTACGCCGCCACAATTTGGAACAAAACTGCCACAGCTTATGGAGATAGATAATGTCAGTAATACAAGCAGATCAAATACAAAAACCAGGTGGAACAACGTTTACACTACCTATAGTAGCTCCTATCAATAATCAGTTTTTACAAACTGATGGACAAGGTAACTTAAGTTTTCAACAACCTACATTGCCTGCACCAGGAGAGCCTAGTTTAGTAGCTCCTGAAGGTGTAGGTAATATTGGAAGTATTGTTACACACACTGATCGAAATCAAATCTATAGTACAGGCGAATGGACAAGCAGTGGACCTTGGACTACTTATTCAGCTTACCAAAACCATCAAGACAATCATGCTATTCAATATTTAAATATGCAGTTTGGCGATGGTTATGGTTTTAGTGGTACCAGCCAGCAGATGCAAGGTGCTGATGCTGAAAATGAATTGCCACGTAGACTACAGTTTTCAAATGGCAATCGCATGGGATTTTCGCGAGACGTATTTCACTATGATAATTCAACGAATTACTCAGGCCATAGTTTTCGTATGATGCCAGTTCGTAATACTACAGGTACTTCAGTAAGTGTTACAGTAAGTGGATATTGCTCAAGTTATTTTGAAAGTGGCTATGAGGGATCTCAGTTATTTTATTTTACACCTAATACCAGCACTTATAGTACAGTTACTAGCGTTACTGGTACTAGTGTAGCAAATAATCAAGGTAATACTAGGCAAGCTAACTTAACTGGCTCAGTAACAATACCTGGTAATACTACAATATTAGTATGTTTAGTAAGTACTGATTGGTATAATACTACTTATCGTTTTAAAGACCATAACTTTTTCTATAATTTAAATAATGTATTTACAGCTACTAATGGTATTATTTGCGATATGCGAATGTTAAGTAATATTGCAAAATCGCGTATGACTGGTATGGGTTATACAGGTGGATTTGCTAGCCAAGCTTCTGCTATATGGACTACCTGTGCAACTAATTACGGAGATAGATAATGACTTCTAATGTAATTCAACGTTTAACTGTAAACGAAATTAAAGAAACTATGGCTTCTCCAGCTTATGGAGTAACCACTTTTTCTGCTGTGGATTCTTGTACATTTTATATAACATATAATCCAGGAACTACACTTAACTTAACTAATGTACAATTAGCAAATGATGGTATAATTAGCATTACTTTCATATCTCCTTTGGGAAGTATGAGCATGCCTACAACAGTAACTGTAAATGGCACAGGTTATACAGTTAAATGGGCAGGCGGCACAGCACCAACTGCAAGTGGCGGAAGTGTAGTATTACTAACTTTGTCAATTATTACTGTAAATAATCAAGTTGCTTATGTAATCGGTGGAAAATCAAATTTTAGTTAAGGATATATAATGTCAATTACTAATAGAATTTCTACTCTAGTAATGGTTCGCAGTGCCGGAGGTAAAAAAGCAGCAGCTGTCGCACCTCCTGGACAAGCTTTGTACGGTACTAATGTAGGTGCCGGTACATTTTCTTGGGTAGTTCCACAAGGAGTCAGTGAAGTAAGTGTTGTAGCTGTAGGTGGTGGTGCAAATGGACCTAAAAACTATAACTCTAGTGCTTCTGGCGGTGGCGGAGGTGGTTTAGGCTGGAAAAATAAAATAGCTGTTAGCCCTGGATCAAGTGTTACAGTTGTAGTAGGTAACTATGGTACTAATCATAGTTATGGTAGCGGTGGTTTATTTGGCGGCACTAGCTATTTTAAAGACACTAGTACTGTAGCAGGATACGGTGGCGGTCACTGGACCGCGGGTACTACTGGCGGCCCAAATTCTAATGGCTATGGTGGTGGCTGGGTAGGTGATGGTGGCGGTGCAGGTGGTAATACTAACAGCAGTTATCAAGCAGGCAGCGGAGCTGGAGGGTATACGGGTAACGGTGCTAACCGTGGAAGCCATCTTTCAAACGGCGGCGGCGGAGGTGGTTCTGGATTTGAGTATTCCAGTACTTATGGCTACTCGTCAGGCGGAGGAGTAGGGCTGCTAGGTAAGGCTAACTACAATGCTTACGGCGGTATGACTCCTTGGCAAACAACTAACGGTAGCTATGGTTGTGGTGGTGCAGGTTCTTGGAACGGTCCTGATAGTACTGTACAAGATTTTAACGGTACTAACGGAAATGCTGCTATTGGTCAAGGCAGACGAGGTATGTATGGTCAAAACCCTTGGAGTGGCTCTGGCGAAGACGGCAATGGTGGTCTTAAAGGCGGCGACTACGGCGGTGGCGGTGGCGGTCAAGGAGACGGCTGGCCTGGTAGCGGTGGTCAAGGCGGTCTTGGCGGCGTTCGTATTATTTGGGGATCGGGAAGAGAATTTCCAGCAACCAATACAAAAGATGTATAATTAGATAAAAAATGGACGACTTATATATAAAATTACAGGACAACAAACCCGTAAATCATCCTGTATTAGGAAGTAATTTACGGCAAGTGTTAGTTGTAGAAGAATTAACACAAGAAGTGTTAGATGCTAATGGCTATGCTAAGTATAAAGGTATAGATACAACAGGTTACTCTGTTGTATCTGAAGACGGTTACGAAATGCTTGACGACGGCACTGTTACAAATATCTTAACACTAGAAGCCTGGACTCAAGAACATAAAGTAGATCAGTGGGTTCGTAATCCAAGAAATCACTGTTTATATGGTTGTGATTGGACCCATGCAGGAGATAGTCCTTTAAATGCTGAGAAAAAAGCAGAGTGGGCTAAGTATAGGCAACAATTACGAGATATGCCACAAGTATATGCTAATATTCAGCATCCTAGCGAAATAATTATCCCAACCCCACCTAAACCATGACAACACTAAAAGAACTTACTCATGATAGCCATGTATTAGCTGAACAACAGCCTTTTACAAAACTATTACTAAGCGGAAATATTCCTGAAAATATTTATGCTGATTTTTTGTTTAATCAACACGCAATTTATTTAACACTTGAGACAGTGGCTAACATGCGACGCCTTTTTATTGGCTTGCCTGGTATAGAGCGTAGTCAGAAAATTAAACAAGATTTTGAAAATTTGCCAAAGTGCAAAACAACAATGTATCCTAGTAGCCAAAAATATATTGAATATATAGCTACACGAAACTTAACTAATAATCAAATACTAGCACATATATATGTTCGCCACATGGGCGACCTATATGGAGGTCAGATGATTAAAAAGGTTGTTCCTGGTACTACTACAATGTATGAGTTTGAATATCGAAAAGAACTAATTGACGTACTTCGCGAAAAATTAGATGTTTCAATGGCTGCAGAAGCTAACTTGTGTTTTAACCATGCAATAGAACTATTTACAGAGTTGGCTAATGAGCACAATATTCAGTAAACTAAAAGCTCATGCGCAAGAATTGGAAACAATTCTTGCTGCACGAGCTTTTCCTTTGCCAACAGAACATGATTCTGGTTGGTACACTAAGAATTTTTCTAGTGCTTGGATCCGACGTGGTAACTTAGACGTTATTGACGTGTCAGAATCCAAAAAACTTTATATGATGCACTTGTGTATATTCCCGCACGTTTACGATGCAGCCCCTATTTACGGCTTTGACATTGTAGCAGGAACAAATAAAATCACAGGAGCATTTTTAGATTTTTCACCTACAGGCGACCCTGAGCACCCAATGTGCAAATGGTTTCAAGAGTTTGTAGAACCTACTTCGTGGGCAAAACCACGAGAGCTGCCTGAATGGGCACGGAATATATTTTCAAACCGCATGGTTGCAGCAGGTAATATTAATACTGATTTTGAACTTGCAGTTATACTAGAGATTTCAAAGAAGTCGTTAATTTACTACCTGGACAGTATATCAAAATATCGTCCAGCACTAAAATACGAAGATATGGTAGCACAACATAATTTTACTGAAAAGCAAAATTATTATTGTCAACAACAAAAATGTAACCCACATACTCCAAGAGTATTAAAAACGTTGGGATTCAATGATGATCAAGTGCATGAGTACATACATAAAGAACTATTTCCTGAAGTATAAGGAAGACTGGGTGCAATACTGGGCCCATTACGGAGGACATAGATAATGTGGATACTACAATTTTTACCAAACTGGATATTTTACGTATTATGTTTTGGAGGTGTAGCAGCATTTTTAGTTACTAAGTTTGTTAAAATATTACCTAATGCGCAACTAATTCAAGCTGCAAGCGTTGCAGTAGTTTTGTTTAGCATTTTTATGATAGGTGCTATATCAAATAACGATGCATGGTTAGCTAGAATCAAAGACTTAGAAACAAAAGTTGCACAAGCAGAAGCTAAGTCAGCTGCAACAAATACTGATATTGTAGAAAAAACTGTTGTAAAAACGCAAATTGTTAAACAACGTGGTCAAGACATTGTTAAGTATGTAGACCGTGAAGTAGTTAAATACGACACAACTTGTGTAATTCCCAAAGAATTTGTACTCTCACATAATCAAGCAGCAGAGGCACCAAAGAAATGAAATTTTTATTAATACCACTAATTTTATTGGTTAGTGCCTGCACAACTGTTCCAGTTACAGCAAAGTTTCCACAGGCTCCAGGTGCACTAGTACAAGAACCCTGTCCTAATCTGCAAAAATTAGCAGAAACAGCTAAGCTGTCAGATGTGGCAAAAACCATCACAGTTAACTACTCAGAATACTATATGTGTGCTGTTAAGCTAGACGCCTGGCAACGCTG